TCACCGCCTCGACAGTTCGCTCGCAATCGCGTCCATCATCTGCGGCTTCGCATCCTCGATACCTTTCTGCAGAAACTCTTTCTTTGCAGTGGAGCGTCTGAACGTCTGCGGGATATTCGGATCCTGGACGTAAATAGCGTAGTTGGTTGAATAGCCGATTCTGCCGGTGATGCGGCTGCCGCTGGCTACGACTTCGCGATACTGGGAATTTATCAGTGTGCTGGTGTCGATCGGAGTATAGAGAGCTGCGACTATCGAAACTTCATGTAATGCCGATTGAATGGCACGAACAGCCCGCCGCCCGGCCACATCGTTTATCATCTGGTAGATGTTGCGCCTGACCTTGTTCATTCCCCTGCCTTTGATGCCCATTACTCACCTCTCACATTGTCGGGTACGCACTTAAAAGTGCGCGGTTTCGCTGCGTACCTCACTGCGTACCTTCATCCTGCGCACCAGCTCCCGCTATGCGCTTCTCAGCCAGCCAGCGGCGGAATCCCTCTAACTGCCTCGCCTTTCCTTCTGGCGTCTTTGCGCCGGTGCTCTTACCGCCGTGTAATTTGCAGCGCCCAGAGGAGTAAAGCGCTGTCATTTTGCAGGGGGTGCCTTTTCTGGTTATCGCGCCGCACGTCAGATCCCGGCAGGCATCCGGGAACGGTATCAGCCCATCTAAATCTTCAGCCCACGCCCGGTACAGCTTCCGCTTCTCATCGTCAGTCATAAAAGCGCCTCTCGATGTCAACTTTTGTCACCCTCTCATGGGGTAGGCTGGTGGCTTGACCACCAGCTAATGGCAGAAAACTGATTACGTCAGACGCCGGCTGGTGTTGAAGCCGTTGGTCAGCGCGTTGGACAATTTACCTTTGCCGCTGGCGATGTCGCTGACGGCCATGGCATAGCCCTGCTGCGCACCGCGCTTAACTGCGGCCTCAAGCATAGCAAGCGTCTGCTCAGTTGGATCTCCGTTTACCTGAATGACTGGGCTGTAATTAAACCCGCCACCGCCACCGCCAATATCGCGGTTACTGATGACACGACCGTTATCGCCGGGGATCATGTACTGGCTGCCATTGCTGGCTTTGAAAATTTCAGGCTTGCCACCTTCGCCCACGCGGTACATGGAGTTTGCGTTAACAGGGCCGCCGTGTTCGCGGGCACCGGCAACGGCCATTATCTTCGTTCCTGCCATTGCCGTGGTATATCCAGCCATCCCAGCCGTTGCCGCACCACCAGATGTTGCGATGCTTGCCGCCATCGCTGCTGGTGACCACGCAGAGAGAAGCGTTGTAGCCGCCGCTGTGCCCGCCAGAGTGGACGCTGCCAGTGCTGCTGTAGCTGCCGCCTGGTTCGCCGCTATTGCGCCGGTCTGCGCCGCCTGCCCCATCATTGCCGACATAACCCACTGCGTACCCATCTGCACAAGGCTGCTGATGACACCGTTGATTACCGAGGTGCCGAGGTTGGCGAACGCCTCGGAAACGCTCTGTGTGCCATTCAGCAGGCCAGTGAGCGCATTTGCTGCGCCGCTTTGCATTGACTCAAGGGACACGGCCAGCAACTCGTTAGCCATGGTCTGGTTGCGGAAAATTTCCCACTGCGCGGCAATGCGCTGCTGCTCGTACTGGGTATTTGCGGCGTTCGCCAGCTCAAGTCCGCGCTGGGTTATCTGTCCCTTTTGGGTTTCAAACTGCTGGATTAACGCGAGTTCCTGAGCGTGCTGGTTTGCCAGCTGTTGGACGGGATCGATCTCCCCTTTAGCCGCCTGTTGTGGAGACACCACCTGCTGGGCGCGGATTTTTGCCAGGTTAATCTGGTGCTGCTGCGCCAGTTGCTCAGATTGTTGATCATGAGTTTTCTGGTCAATCATCTGACCATCCAGCTGGCGCTTGAGCTGCTCTCTGGCGTCCGTATAGGATTTGTTTTCCTTCCGTACCGGGTCATTGCTGATTGCGTCGTTCAGGTCTTTCTGACGCTGCTGGGCATCGAATAACGTGCCGGCCAGCTCGCTGACCTTCGCCTTTTGCGCATCGGTAGCTTTCGTACCCAGTGCGGCCACCGCATTGTATTGCGCAGCCTCCCGCGTATTGTCGTCATACCGCATTGTCAGGACTTCAATCTGCCTTTGCAGTGAGCTGATACTTTCATCACCGCGGGCAAAGGCGTTTTTAGGCGCTTTATCCTGCTTTTGGCGGGCTTCGGCGATCTGCTTATCCAGTACCGCGGTTGCGTCTGCGAACTTTTTATCATCCAGCAGGCCCTGGGCTTTGTACTGGCTCAGTTTCTCGCGTTGCTTTGTGAGCTTATCGACGAGTGTTTGCCCGGACTGGATGATCGCATTAGCGTTGTTCTCGGCAGTTTTCTTCTCGAGGTTGGTAATGTAGGCGGGCTTGGAGCCATCTGTCGGACCTGATGAAACCCTCCCCATATCCTTATAGAGCTGTTTTGCCTGTTCAAGAGCAGTGATTTGCCCTTTGATAGCATCTATCTGTGATTTTGTGCCCGCAGCGGTATAAATGGATGCTTTAGAAACACCGTTATAAGCAGCTTCGGTTACAGCTAATTTTTTATTTAAGGATTCAAGTTGAGCGTCTATAGCAGTAATGGCATCCGCATTGCCCGTCGCCAAAGATATTGACAGTGCTGTCTGATCCAGAAGTTTCGCCAGATAGCGCGAAGCACCGATGGCATTGTCAATTTTCGATATCGCCACCCCAAACTGAGTTATCAGGGCATTGGTTGCCTGGGTTACGGTGCGGGGCATCGTTTCAAACTGCTGGTTAACCTCACCAGACTGCTTCTCAATTGCCGCCAGAACTTCGCCAATGTCCAGTTTGCCAGCCAGCATCAGCTGCCGCAGTTGGTCGTAAGGGACACCCATCCCCGCAGCAATCTGACGGGCCAGCTCCGGCATTTGTTCCAGTACCGAGTTGAATTCTTCAGCCTGAATTCTTCCGGCAGCAACGGACTGCATGAACTGCCGGAGGGCGTTTGCCATTTCCTGGCTGGATGAGCCGCCAATCGTGCCAATCTTCTGCAGGGTCAGAACGAGCCGGTTAATGTCGCTGTTGGTAGCGCCTACGGTTTTCAGCGTTGCGGTGAGTTGCTGCCAGAGGTTCACTGTATCGCCGAGGCTGGCACCGGAAACGGAGGCTATATTCACCAGTTGCTGGAAACTTTTGGCCCCCTCCTCTGCGCTGGATGACAGGCGCGTGACCCGGGCCTGGAGTAACGTAAACTCTTCGGATACCTGCTGGAGCTTCATCAGCGCCTGGATGGAGATGTATCCTTTAACGGCTACGGCGAGGCGCGAAAAACCGCCTCCCAATTGATTCAGGCTACTGTCTAATTTATTCGCCGACTTCTCCGTTTTTTTAACGGAGTTTTCAATTATCTTTAAGGCCTCATCCGCTTCGTGCGCTCCTGACAGGAGCTTTCTCACATCAGCATCAATATCGACATAGTAACTGCCAACCTTATCGTTCATAGCCACCTCAGTGTATGGTTTTATTTTTTGCGGCAATCTGTTTACGCAGGGAGATTTCCGTCATTTTATTTATTGCGCTGGTGCCATGTTCCGTAAGTTGATACTCAGGACCATCGAGGGAGATTAAGTCGGCCAGCAGCCAGTAGGCTTTCTTCTCATCGGTGCGACCGGTTTCTTTCTGCGAGGAGAGAAGCGCATTGCCATACAGGCCCGCAGACAGAAGCCCCACCTCAATATTCCCCGTAAACCCATCAACAGTTAATTCATTGCTGCCCGTAGCTCTAATCAGGTCACGTACATACGTTTCGGCGATCACATCAGCCAGTCTTTGAAGTTGCTCCATCACTCACCCCGCTTAACAGACTCAAGCCCTCTGGCGACCAGCGCACGGGCAATGGCGTTAATGGTTGGGGCTAATCCGACTGGAGAGCTCTTACGTTGCTGCTCCTGCATCTCACGAATCGCCTGCATTTGCTGCCGGTCTAATGCCACGGTCATCTGTTCTCTGCTCATTGTGTTACCCCTGATGTTTATACAGCCATCTTTATTGTAATTTACGCAACACAAATGACAACCATTGCAGAAAATGAAACGAAAGGACGTAAAAAAAACCCCGCATTGCGGGGCCTTGTTTGTTGTTACTTGCAGGGATTTATTGCGGGCACGGTGCTACTGCTTGTTGGCGTTCCGTCGATGGTCTTACCTTCCACCGTATATTCCACCCCGGTTGAGAAAAGCCCTTTCGATTTCATAGTTAAGGCGATCACAAAGGACGAAAAACCTGAGTATGCACCAAAACTATTCTTCGAATTGACCTCACCACAAACCAACATGACGACCGAGCCATCCTCTTTTTCACCAACCTGTTTAGTTGAAATATCTCTAAATTGAGTCGATGCGGGATCTTTCATGTCATGAGATATTTCAGTTTTAGCTAAATCAATCGCTTTCTCTTGTGAAGGTTTGCATGCTGTGAGTAATAGACACGAAAAAAACAAAACAACACCTTTATTCATCTTCCTGAATCCCTCTGAGTGCTTTATTTTAAAATGCTCTAGTAGTGAATAGACGCAAGGCATTCATCCTACCATTAACGTAATGCTTAGGGGTTGAGTAAATGCATACCCTGCACATTACGTTATTTTCTCAGTGGAGACCGACATTATGTCGGCTGATCTCCGCGCTTACCCTTTAACCGAAACGCGCTTCCGTCGAGTTGCGTCAGCCCCATTCTGGTGTGTGTGGCACCAGCCGCCCGGCGTACATCCCCGAAGTCTTCGGCGCGTGCAGGAGGCAACCTGGCACTGTCGATACAACGCCCCCGGCGCAGGGCCACCCACTCCCGGTCTTTCTCGTCAGCGCACTGCTCCATCACGACCAGCCAGCGGGAAGCCGCCCGGCGATACAGGCCCTTACCCTCCAGTTCTTCCGCCAGCACATCCCTTACCCGTTGTTCATCAGCCATTGTCTGTATCGCCTCCCACCAGGTTCAGCAGAATGTTGTCCATTTCATCCCTGCCCTCATGCCGGTCGCTCTGTAACAGCCATTTCAACACTTCCACCGCCTCGCGCTGGTGGCGTGGGCGCAGGGTTTCCAGCTTACCATCGAGCCAGTCCTCCCGGTCGTAAACCTCCTGCTGGTGCTCCGCCCCATACACCCATCCCAGCTCCTTACTGGCCGTGTGGCGCATGTGATACAGCCAGTTCCAGTATTCGAACTCGCGCACCACGTCAGAGAGAGTGTGCGGATCGGGCAGAACGTCGCAAAAGCCGTCATGCGCTGCCTTACGGGCATCTTCGACCTCAAAGTAACGATCAGCGCCAGATATAGAGCCGCTGGATGCCTCCTCTTCCGTCATGCCAAAGTCATCCCCAACCAGCAGCGCAGACTGGTCAATCAGAAGTTCGGCGGCCACCGGTTCCATTGCGGCGTCATAGCTGCCGTAATGCGCCCTCACCTGGCGGGCACTGGCGATATCCGCCTTTGCGCAGCGGATGAAATGCTGAGGGTTGTCCATAAACATCGTGCCAAACGCCACGTTGAGCATATCCGTGCCGTTTAGTACCAGCCAATCACGGTACCGCTTCTCTGCGTCTTTCGGTTTAATGGTCAGCTTCTGCAGGGCTTCCTCAGCGGCGGGCAGGTGCGCCGGTTCATTCAGTTGAATCACCTCCAGCACCCATAGATAAGCGTCAGTCTGCTTATGCCCGGTCACCACTTTCTGCGGCGGCAGCGGCTTTACCGTCGCCAGCTCACAGCTGTGTACCGGCTCCGGGATGGTAAACAGCGCAGCGTGGGCCGGGTTGTCATCAAACAGGCCGCTACGCTTACAGACGGCGCGCACCGTAGTGGTTTTGATGCCCAGCTCACCGGAAATGCGGCCATATCCAAGGCCCCGACGTTTAAGGCGGATGATCTCCGCTTTTTGTTCAGGCGTCAGGCGCATGGTCACCCCCTGCCGTGATCTTGCCGTTCATGGCAGAGAGGTTTTCTCTCGCCATCTGCTGCTGCTCCGGCGTCACCTCTCCCGCCGGCTCCCCCGCGAGGTTATAACGCGCACCGCCTGCGATCAGTGCTTTCAGATAGATTGCGCGCCGGGTGTACATCGCAACGGCGGCCCGGATCTTGCCAGCCCCGGTAATGCCCCGGGCGCATATATCGGCTGCTATCAGTTCGGCGGTGCCAATTGCCAGTGGGCGCGGTGCGTCCAGGTTAAAAGCTGCAGGCCAGTGAGTGATCAGCAAATCAAGTTTTTTGCGGTTGTGCCTACTGCTTTTTGTGCCTGTGGCTGCGCCAGCGCCTGTGTGAGCCGTTTTATCTGCTGTTGTCGTGCTAGCGGATGGTTTTGCCGCTGCGCCTGTTGTAGCGCGTTTCAGGCTTAATACGGGCCGTTTATGTTCTGTCATTTTCTGCATCCTCAGAATGGTGCGTGATCGTCATAAGGCGGGGTCTGGTCGTAATCTTCATAGCCCTGCGCTGGTGGTCGCGGTTCCTGCGCGCGGCGCAGCGCGTCGGTTGCCTGCCCCTGCTGGCCTTTCTTCCCGCCCGGGCGCGCCGTTCTGGCGCTGATCACGCTGTCGGCAATAACCTGATACCCGGTCTGTGTGCCACCGTCGTTACCCGTCCACTGGTTCACTTGCATATTGCCCGCCACGCTTACCATGTCACCCTTCTGATGCTTCGCCAGTGCTTCGGCCTGTCTGCCGAACGCAGTAATCGCCAGCCAGAAGGTGGCCTCTCCGTTCTCTGCTTTCTGACATGGCAGCGTCACCGCCATGCGGGTAAATGCCATAGGTTTATCGTTGCTGGTCGTGCGGCTCTGCACATCCGCCACCAGCCGCCCGTACGCTGAAATTTGTGCTGTCATCGTCTTTTACCTGTCTTTGATGCTGAAATCCGGGGTTTGTGTTGGTTCAAAAAGGCCATTTGTTGGTTCAGTGTTGGTTCAATTTTTGAGCGTGAACCCTTAAATAACAGACACATAAAAACGATGAACCAACTGAACCTACTGAACCAACACTAAAACTACGCACATGAGAGAGTTACTTACTCTGGCTGGCTCCCCTCCGGTTGATACTGGATCACGTAAACATTGATTTGACGCCCATCAATGCGCGGAGATTTGCGCTGATACCCTCGGCCTGTATTTGGCGGGGTCAGCATCCCGGCGTTTTTCAGCACCTCAGCAAACATCTTCGCGTTGAACCCCTGAGCGATCTCTTTCTCAAAAGCGGCCGGGAAGGTGTAGAACACCACCGGGTCAGCGTCATGCCCGCCTTTCTGGCGGTACCCTGCCAGGTTGGCAATGGGCAGGCTTCCCGGGTCATACGGGAATGGTGCGAACCGGCTAAGCCCGTGAGCATTGAGAAATGCTTCGGTCTGCTCGATGATTTGCTGATGCTCTTTATTCCCGGTACCGAATTCCCGGATCCAGGCATTAAAGCTGTACTGAATCGCATCACGGCAGGTCTGCTCATCCCACCCGGTGATCACCCGCCCCGCCATTAGCGCCGCCTCCAGAATGGCGAAACGCGCCCCCACGCGATGAACCTGCTCGCCGTAGTCAGCCGGAATAATCCCGCGCCAGCGGGCCTCCGCCTCACGCACAGCGTTAACAGCCTCCTGCTGGTGATCAGCCAGCCACTGAACCCATGCGCGGCCAGCAGCGCCATGGTGGCTCTGATACGCATCTTTCAACGCATCGGCGTGGTGCTTACCGCTTTCATGGCCGTGAAAGCGAATCGCCTTACTCAGTGGGATATTGAGCAGGCGCACCAGTTGCCCGGCCTTTGCCTTGCGTCCGGCACCAGCAATGAATGTCTCGAGATCCACCTCTCCGGTGCTGATGGCAACAGTGCGCCAGCGCTTCAGCTCGCGGTTACCGCCCTCTTTGGCTCCCTGCAGTTTCCCGGTACCGTTGAACAGCGCATAAGCCGACTTATAGACCTCCACCGGATCCGCGCCCTGGCCGATTTCATCCAGGGGCATCAGTGCGTCATTGTGTGCGGCGGCTTCGTTTGCCAGCCCCAGCGCCGTGCCGTACCACGTCAGACGCAACACATCAGGATTGCCATACAGGCTGGCCGCAACGTTAGCCGTGGTGGTCTTACCGGCGCTCGACTGCTCGTAGAAATGGATCCCGAACCCGTCAGCTCCGGCGAGGCCAATCAGCGGGGCCGCCAGCGCCGCCGCAATACCCGTCATCATGGAGTAGTTACCCCCGGCCAGATGCGCCACGCTGTCACGCCAGCTCTCAGCCGTACCGCTGGTGGTGTAACCTGACGCCGCGGAGCTGCGGCCATTAAACAGCACCGGTATTTCAGGGGTGCCGATAATGTCGCCGTCAGGCATAAGGTATGCGCCACACTGCCAGCCTGTAGCCTGGGCGATACGCCATACCTCACCTTTGTGCGCCTGGCTCTGTAACCAGTCAGCCAGAGTCGCGCGCAGGCCGCTTTTAGTGGTGACGTACAGCCCGCCAGCTTTGAGTGTGCGCCATCCCTCCCTTTCGCCAATATCTGCCAGGGGAATCGCCTGCGTCGTCTCTTCCTTTGCGCCCAGCGCCCGCCAGCGCAATACCAGATAACGCGTTCTGTTATCGTCGATACCTACCCCAACCACATCCAGAGCGGAGCAAAGCAGGCTCTCAACCTCGGTGACCTCCCCGCCCTTTTCTTTTGGCTCCACCCAGTAAAGGCCATTGCGTCGGCTGTCCACATATGGCTTCTGCGGATTACGTTTCTGGCTGGCCTGAGAGCCGATCTCAATGACTTCTGCTGGCACAGTCACTTCTTCTCCTTGCGGCAGGTACAGCGAATCGTTAAAAGCGGCGCTGGCGTTCTCCAGCCCGTGCTGCTGGTGGTAGTCGTTCCAGTCGGCTTTGTGGTCGCCAGGAGGGAGCGCCACGCTGCCATTAACGGCAATGGCGGCTTTCTCTGCGGCTTCCCTCCCGGCGTTGGTGGCTCCGGTTTCGGAGGCACCTTCGGGATGGTCGTTATCCGCGGCAATGACGATCTGCGCCTGTGGACACTGCTGGCGCATCACCTGCGCGACGGGCAGCAGGTTTCCCGCATCAATCGCCACCACTGCCAGCGCGTCGGGGCGCATCAGGTGAACAGACAGGACGGTTGCCAGCCCTTCGCCAATAATCACTGTCTGCGGCGAATGCGTAGAGTTAATGACGTGATATGCGCCCTTTTTCGCCGAACCGCTAAGCAGACGCTTTTCACCATCTGCCGTTATGGTCTGCGCGGCCACCATGTCGCCAGCCACATTCACCAGCACCAGCAGCAGCGCCCCGTCAGGCAGAACAGGAAACGTAAATCCCGGCAGGCCCTTGCCCGCCAGATACGCTGGTTCACCCGGCTGCGCCTGCGCCGTCAGCGCCGTAAGCTTCGCAGTGAAGCGGGTAGCGCGCGCCGCCCTGTCTTCAGCCTGCTGCTGCGCCAGCGCCGCCCGGCGGTCGGCCTGTGACTGTTGCTGAAGGTCACCGCCCTGACTGGATGGCTCGCGCATGCCATGCACATTCATGCCCAGCGCATCGGCCACCAGTTTCGCGGCCCGGGTGGCGTCGCAGTTGTTCACCTTCTTCACCAGCTCCAGCCCGTCACCAGCACCACAGGAGTTACAGAAGTGCGCGCCTCGACCGTCGTCGTCAAACCGGAAGCGATCTTTGCCGCCGCACGCAGGGCATGCGGTGTGCTTCCTGGGGGAATCAGGCACGTCAATATTCAGGCCAGCCAGGACAAAAGGCCACTGACCAGCCGCGGCGTGCGTCACCTCATGGATAAGGTCGATATTACGCATTACCCCTCCCGGCTACGGTCGCACCCATATCAGCAGTCATGCTTTGCCAGATCTCAATACCGGCAGGCGTCAGGCCGCCAGCATTTACGCAGCGACCAAGCAGCTCAATGCCGATGCCCTCCCACTGCCCGTGCGGGTAATGCTCCTTTAGCGCCTCCAGCGCGTAGCCGTCGATTAAGTCCCGGACGCCTTTAACGCCACCGGCAATCTCAACACGTATGGGCTGGCTGGCTGCGTCAATCATGAAGTGCCCGCCGCTGGTGGTGGTAATGTGCTGGTACAGTGCCGCTGCGTACTGGTTTGCCAGCGCATTCAGACGGAAATTTTTGGTGATCATATTGCCTCCCTTAGTGCGCTGTCGGTGCTGCAGGCATACCTTCGGTACGCAGCATTTCAATAAATCCATCGTGAAGCATTGTCAGCCCTTCACGCCCCATCTGAGAGAGACGCAGCGCCCCGCCATGGGGATCGACCTCGGTCATGCCCTGATACATCTTCACAGCCAGTGGCAGGCCTGTTTCCACTCCGTATTTTTCTATCGCCAGCGCCTCAATATGGCTCGCCAGTGAGAACCGTTCCGGCGCTGGATAGACGCAGATACTCCCCTGCTGTCCTGCATAGATAACCGCCTGATCAGTCCCGCCATCCTCGTTAGCCACATCTACGGTGCCGTTGGCACGTTGCTGCTCACAGATAAACAGGCAGGCCACAATCCAGCGCCAGGTGAGCGCCATATGCTCATCCGTGGGTCTGAACCAGCCACGGGTTTCACCAAGCTGGATCTCCGCTGCTACGCGCAGGCCGTCACTTAGCGAGGCATCAAAGCGCCCGGCATCAAGCTGACGGATCGCGGTTGCATAGCCCACCAGCCGGTTATCAAGCCGGATACCATCTGGCGTGGCTTCAACACTGGTAAAGCCTGAATTCCCTTGCTTTTCAGGAAATGACAGAACGTTGCTCATGCCTTGCTCTCCCGGTGTTCGCGCATCACGTAATCAGCTAACTGCTCCTCCGCCTCATCCATTGCCTCCGGGACGCCATGCAACAGCGTGAGAACGGAACCGATGAGACGAGGCAGATCGGGATGGGAGTCTTTGGTGGTAATTTCCAGCCACATGGATAAAACGGCCTGTGCCTGCTCAACCTGACGGGCGGCATCAATCAGTTGTAAATGGCTCATATATCCCCCTGCGCATCAATGCGTGTCACATCAACTAGGGTCAGCACTTTATCCAGCCAGCAATAAAGCTCCTGGCCCTTTTCTTTATCGAGAGAGGGAAGAAGTTCAGTCATGATGTAAACCAGCCCGGCGCGGGTGCGGGTCATGCGCTCAACGGTTCGATTTGCCTGTGTGGATGTGGCGGCGTAACCATGCAAACGGCCAAGCATGGTTTCGGCCGCTAAATCTGCCGGATGACAATAAAGGATATCGATCTTCATGCTTCACCCTCCAGAATCGCCAGTTCAGCGCGCGCTTTATTGACCAGACCTGAGCAGGCATCAATGGCGTCAGAAATATCGCAGGGCTCCATGCTTTTGGTTGCATGGCTGATGGCGATCAGAACAGCGGATACCTGTTCGATGGATTGCATGGCTGTCGCAATGCGGGATTTATGTGAAGGCTTAGTCATGGGCCACCTCCGGCAGTACGTGACCTTCCAGCAGGCAATGTAAATCGCGGGCGTAAACTTCGAACAGGGAGATGAGGACAGCCAGGTATTCATCCCGGTTGTCAGCGTTGCCTTTCAGCACTTCATCCATCAGCAATGCCAGTGAAATGAGGTTGGCCGAATGACCAGATGGATCGTGAGGGAGGTCGTAGGTCTTAATCATGACGCACCTCCTGCACAGAGATGCGGCCTGCGAAGAAACAGACGTGATCACGCACCAGAGAGCGACGAGCATCACGCTCAGTCTCAGCAGCAACATGGTGGAGAACAGGTTTGATTGTCGGACAATCGCGACGAACTGCGGCGATAATCCAGATGAATTGCGGATTTTGGGTAGGGGTAGTAGCCAACATTTGGCAGCCTCCGTATGCAGTGAAACTAAATCACCACCGGAAACGCCAATTTCGCAGGTGGTGAGCTGTACAGGGTTGGCGTAACCGGCGCATACGGGAACCGGCGCTTCCGAAGAAGCCCCCACACAGCCCACCATAATTTCGCGAGCGAGACGGATTATAACCATATCGCTGAAAAAAGGGTGTACTGAGTTAACAACACAAAAAAAGACGCTTGGCGCGTCATGTGTCGCCGCATGCAATTCCAGGACGCCAATCCCGGCACCAGATTTTGCTGGTACGCTATAACCATAAACCTGGTTAGGGACAAACGGCAAGCCCTTTTTGTGCAGAGGGTGCAAAATTTGATTTACGTCGGGGTAGCTTTCGGCAAGACAATTGCCAGAATGACCCTCTGTTAAAGTTAGAGTCATTGCCTCGTTGATCTGCTGTCCGATCAGTTTACGCATGGCTAACCCCCAGGCGCTTTGCCAGCCAGCGCTGAGACAGGCGCATCAGTTCAACTTTACGCTGCTGATAGTCCTGCCCCAGTTCGATCAGTGTGATGTTGGTCTGCTCCAGATATGAGAGATGCTCGAGCTGCTCAGTGCTCATAGCATCGCGCGGCTCACCAGTGATGCTGCCGTTCTGCGCCCACTGCTTAGCAGTCAACCCACCCAACACAATGCGCGCCAGCATGTTGGACTCATTGGCATAATGGCGTTGCTGTGTCTGCTTACCCAGCTCAGCGCGGGCGGCATCAAGTGCTTCACACATTGGTTTAAAGTAATTTGCCGCATTCAGACGGGCCTTAAGCTGACGACGAAAACGGGCGGCCACTTCCGGCGCGCTACGATGGAGTTCCTCTTCGCACTGTATGAAGTACTGACGAACATCACGTCCCTGCTGGTTGCGTTCAACCATAGCCAGTTCTTTTGCCATGCCGATGGTGATCGCATAATCCACCTCCGGGCGTCCGGCTCCGTTAATTTCCACCCGTTCCGGTGTTAATTGGTCAAAGTCTGTGCCACGGGTAAACCCGTACTGAGATACGCGGCCATTGAACCAGCTGCTAAAAACACGCCCCACACCCAATGTCTGGTGTAACGATTTCGCGCTCACAACATTCGCTTCGCGACCGCTGATCCGCCCGCTAATAACCGGAATGAGGGAGGCGAAATCTTTATTGATAATTCGCTTCTGGCTGGCTGCAGGGTGAGCGAGGCCCTGACCGGCTAAGGTCATATTATTTTTCATCATCATTTTCCTTATTCGGTGGCGTTATCCGGGTACAGTTTCAGAATGCCTTCAACGTCCATCTGGTTGAAGGGCTGGTGGCCTTTAGACTCTGCGATGGTATTAACGAGGGCGATCACCTTCTGTACGTCAGCGCGCTTAATGAAGCGGTAACGGTAATGACTGCCAATGCCATCAGGGTTAGCCTCATCGATACGTTCAAACTGGATATCGAGGCAACGCTCAAGCTCCGTGAGGTAGTTCCGGCCAGAGGAAAGGCGGCAATGGCGCAGGATCTCGTTCTCAGTGATGCCGGTTGTGCCAGAACGCAGAATCAGTACGCGGGCCTTATGTTTCTTTGGCACTGGCTTTACAACGGCCTGCTGGTTATCATGACTATCATGAATAAATGATTGCGCTTGGGTTTGTTCCAGTTCGATATGACGCTCGGTAGCACGGGCGTTTTTTATTTCCATCAAGCCACCTTCCCGCGGCGTTCTGCCAGCCAGTTATTAATTTCCACAGCGTCAAATGCGGTAATCTTTTCACCCAACTTTACTGGACGAGGCAATGAGCCGTTGCGTACTTTGCGGTCAATGGTGGATACGCTAACGCCCAGCAATTCAGCCAGGCGAAAGCGGCGGATGTAACCTGTGTGGGGGATAGTGTCTACGTTCATGCTTCCCGTAACTCCTTTGTGAAGGTTGTTGCGCCGTTACGAGTATTGAACGTTTTTAGTCGGCATTAGTGGGGGAGAAAATAAAAACTCCCGGAGGTTACTGGAAAACTACCTCGCCCCCTCCCTTGAAAGCCACTCCCTCCACGTCTTAGGGTCAATATCAGGGAAGTCGATCCCGTTCTTGGCGGCTATATTCTGGAGTTTTGCCAATAGTCTTGGGGTGCTGCCTTTCAACTCTTCATCTGTTACTCCGACAGCTTTCAGCAGCGAGACAATCACGGTGGTTTGCTTTGCTGTCACCCGGGCAAGATTAAGATCTATCACTGCGCCATCTGAGTTGTGCTCGGGAAAAATCTTCGACTGCATAATTTCACCACTAATTTTGGAAGCATGTAAATTCTCGATATCTTCCCTATCGATCCACAGCTCATCAGCTAAAACTTGGCTTCGATTCTTAAGGTCCACTTGAAGATAACTAAGCTTTGGGTGGGTAGTGAACTTAATCAAGACGGATGGATCTGCTTCGATAGTTAGCTTGGAAATCATATAGCCGAGAGGCTTTAGGATGTACTCGCCAGAAGCTTTAACCTCAAACTCCAAAAGGGAATGATGGGTGCGGGGATAATCTTCAACTTTTTTTGGTTCTGAAAGGATATGAATGTTAATGCTTTCATATCCAAGAGATAGGCTGCTGAAAGGTGGCGTACTCAATAATTCTATAGCCCTTTCTTCAAATGCCTTATCACATAAAATCCTTGCCCTTGCTGGCTCCTCGCTGATCTTCCTTTTAATCCAAATCATGCCATAGGAGCATAACGTGAGCAGATCCTGCAATTCACACCCGATTAAATCACAAACACGCGGAACAGGTGCTTTAGGTAAGACAGGTATTCCCTTTTCTTGCCAAACATTCTTCTTCATAAACTCGCCGCCTTCACACGATTGGCCTTAAAAGAATTGAGCCAGGCGGTAAGGCTTCCCGCTTTTCACCCCGTCGGGCTAGGCTCAATCTGTTCGGTTAATTTGCCTTCTTTATCGGAGTAACGTTGTAATCTTCACCGCTTTCCAGTGCCACCAGCAGATCAGCCCATTGCGCCAATGCCGCCTTGCGTTCATCGAAATACTCATGTCGGTTATAGATGCCCTGTATGCCTGGTATTCTGTGATTCAGGCAGCGCTCTGCTATCACCGGGTCAATACCTATTGCCGCCATCTGAGTGCGCATCGTGCGCCGCAGATCGTGAATGCTGAACGGTTCAACGTCAGCCATCTCTTTCAGTACGGACGGCATTACCATATTCAGGGTGGCCCGGCTAACGTGGGATGTGGTTCTGGCGCGACGGGCCGGAATAAGCCAGCGGCTATCTCCAGCAAACAGGCGGATCTCTTTAATCCATTCAATTACCGGCTGCGCTAACGGGATATCAATATCATCACCGTTCTTTGCGCGCTCTCCTGGTAATTGCCATACACCTTTATCAAGGTCGAACTCGGCCCATTCGGCAGCACACAATTCCATTTTGCGAACTCCCAGCGCGAGGATTATTTTAAACGTAAGCTCATTCTCGCGGCTGATGCCCCGCCCGCGCCGCAGAGCCTTGAAGAACATAATCAACTCTTCCCGGCTAAGCGCCCGCTTACGCCCGCTCTCCTTGCCGCCAGCATCCTTTGAACCAAAAGAAATGGCTGGGTTTACCTCAATCATCCCCCTCACTACGGCGTAATCAAACAGGCGTTTGAGCATTCGGAGCACATCATTGGCAACAGTTGGGGACCCGCGTTCCAGGACATCCTGCAGGATGGTGTCTATATGACGAGGGCGCACATCCTCCACCTTCATCTTTCCTATCAGTGCCACGATATTCTTTTGCAGGCTGCTGCGGAAAAGCTCAGGGTGTTTGTAGGTGGTTTCTATTTGACGGGTGTAATACTCGGCGGCCAATTCTGAAACGTGGATGGCGTTCTTCTCTGCTTCTATCTTCGCCAGCGCCTCAGCTTTCCTTTCCTGCTTTTCACCAGCTACGTCATACCCAAGGGATACGCGTGCAGACAGCTCCTTTGCAATCTCGCGGGCACGCGCAAGCGGTAAGTCTGCATATGAGCCAATCAGCATAGCCCGGGCCTTGCCGGCGAACCGGTAACGGAAGCGCCAGTTAGGGCTTTTATCCGCAGCCCGATATCTGAGGTAAAGGCCATTCCCATCAGCCCTCCCCTCAAACCGCTCGTCGGACTTTATCCATGCCCGGATCTGGATGTCAGTTAATTTTGGCAT